AGGAAAATTTAACATAATATCAACTACCGGAACGAAAAAAATATTTATACGGAAACGCCGTATTTTTATGAACCTTTGCCGGGGAAAAGGTTCGTGCACCAATCGTCAGAGTGACGAATGGTGTCAGTGGGAACAGTTACATCAAGAGGGCAACTGTTCCCACACCCTCGGCGGAAGTTCGCAAAAAGAAAAGACCGCCAAAACGGCGGCCTATAAACTAGAAATTATTAATTATTGCTACTATCGGGGACATCAACAGCAGGAACGCTATCAGGCACGCTAGGAGCAACAATAGGAGCTTGAGGAGCTTCTGTAATTGGTTTATTAATGAGTCCATACTCAATACACCTACTTTCGTTTGCTTTATCCTGAATAAAGGGTAACAGATTAGCAGGGTTATTGTCAAGCTCTTTTCTAAGTGCAGAAGGCAAAGAATTAAACATTTCTTCAGCTTGTTTGCAACGCTGGTAATTTTCCATATAGTCGCCAAGCTCGCTCACATCAGCATAAACAGGTTGCACTCCGTCGGTACGATAAGGCAAAGGAGTACCACAGGTAGCATAGCGGTTCATAATAACATTAATGTCACAGTTATCTTTTTCACTCTGTATAGTCATGGTAGGCTCGGAAAACTCAATACCTTTTTTCTCTTGATAAGTATCAAAGATTGTCTTAAATCTCAAAGTAAGTCAACTCCTTTCATTTCCCTGCCGGGGGCGAATCGAAAAAGGTAAGTGCAAAAACGAGTGTTGCACTTATTTTTCGATTGCAAAGCAGGCTTGTGCTTCAAGAATTTGTTTAGGCATAGGGATAGTAACAACATTACCGGTTTTTTCGTCAAAGTCGCAAATCTCGACAAGAACAAAATCTTCCGGATAATGATAAAGCATAGTTTCGTCATCATGTACGGCACGTTCAAATAATCTTTTAGCTTGGATTTCATCCTGACAGGTCATAATTTGACCATAAATCATAGACTTCTTGTCATATACACTATACAATTTCATCAGTTTTTCCTCTTTCTAAGCTCTTAATTTGAGCTAATTTAAATTTTTCCTTAGCTTCTAAGCGACCAACAGTATATATTTCCTGTTCGTGCAATTTAGCCTGCGCAACACGCTTAAGTTTAATCAACTCCATTTCCTCGTGATTTATTTCATCATAAAGTTTATCGTAATAACGAGGTGGACGGAGTTTACGAGTTTTGTCATTATCAACAATTATTACCCGGTCATAAGGATACACGTCAGAAGAATATTTATCAAACCAACCTGCACCGATGCCGGGGCGACGGCTCATATTAACAAATTCAGGCTGAATACCTTCATATTTAGATTTCCCGGCATCACCGGTCAATTTTTTGGTTACATAGCGAGCAACATAAGCGCAGGAGTCAAATGACACAGCGGCCAACATACAATAACCATGAGTCCATAACTTATTAAGTAAATCGCTAATATAATAAGGATAGCCATTATTTCCCAACTTGTAAAGCCGTTTATCCGGGAAATCATAGCCAAACAAAATAACATGATAATGAGGACGATTAGAAGAGTCACCATATTCACCACAAGCAAAGAACCGAATTTTATGAGGTTCTAAGTATTTCCTAAGTCGTTTAATGAAAAGTTGCAAATCTCTCTTATAAAGAGTCTGTTCACCTGTAACAGGTGACCAACGTATATGAGCATCATCATATGTTAGAGTCAGAAAACTATTTGCAGTATGTAAACTAGCTTCGTGCATACATCGAATTGCCCATTGACGCGAGCGTTCAAGCCGACATCCAATACATTGACCACACGGCAAATTAACAACATCATAATCTGACTGCGGCGGCATGCCAAAAACAATAGCTTTCTTGCCGTTTGGTTTACTTTGGCGGAGCTGATACGCAGTCAGAGGATGATAGCAAACCATTACAACCGGATACCGCCACGCATCGGCGGCGGAGCAGTATTGATAGACTTAGTTTTATCAGCAGTTGCCGTAAACAGACGCTTAGAGCCTTTACGAGTCATTTTTCTACGCTTCATTAAAAATCACCTCATTTACCAAATAAAAACTGACCAAGATAAGTAGCGGCGGCGCCGATAGCAACACACAAAGCACTAAACCATTTATTCATAGTATCACCTCACTTTCTAGAACCGACATAAGCAGAACCGGCTTTCATTCCAAAGTTAGTAAAAGGATTCATCAAAGAAAGGCCAAAGCCTGTTTGATTCTGAACATTACCCAACTTTCCGGATAGATACTCAAAGCGTTGCTTATCAGTTAAACTCTGCAACATGCGAGAAGTGGAAGAAATATCAGCAATAATTTCTTGCTTTTGCCAATACTCAAGATTAGAATGTTCAATAGCATCTTTAGCTTGAGCTTCCAAAGCTTTAACTTGAGCATAATTAACAACCTTTTTAGTTTCAATTTCGGAAATTTGAGCAGAAGTCAAAGCGGATTCATTTTCCATGTGATTAAAAATTGAAGCAATTTGAGCATCATTAAGGCGGACAAGCTCACGGCCTTGAATATCAACATAAGTTTTTTGAGCATCCTGTAAAGCCTTGGAAGAATTTTTTAAAGCAGTATCAGCCTTAATATTAGCCGTTTCGGCTCCATAACGCTCACTAGCCTTAGATATATCATTACCATAAATACCAGCACTGATAGCATTAGTACGTGCATTGGCAGCATTTGTCTGTGCTTCTTTCAAGGCTATATCAGCCTTAGTCTTCTCAATCTCTACATTAGCCTGACGAGTAAGAGCGGCAGTGATACTATTAGTAACACCAGCTCCAGCACCATTATCAGACATAGACGGGGCGGAACCCATGCCAGCAATCTGACTATTAGTAGCAGACAGAATGGGATTAAGTCCGGCGGCTTTTAAATCACCGACTTCAAACTGATGAGCATTTTGTTGCTGATATGCCCAATTTTGACGCTGTAAAGCGGCTTGCTTTTTAGCACTATTTCCGCCAAAAGCGGAACCAATAAGACCGCCAGCAATAGAACCAAAAACATCACCACGGATGGAAGACCATAAACCCAAGGTATCACCTCAAATCAAACCAAAAGTACGCAAGATAACGATAATACACAATGATACAACAGCAATAGTGGTAATTTGTAAGTCATTCATTCAATCACTCCTTTAATTAAAAATGGTCCATAAGACCAGGAACACCATAAACCGGCATAGGACGTACACAGTTTAGATTAAACCAACAGTCAAGCAAAAACTGAGGCTCTGACGGCACCGCAACAACTCTATCAATAGGCGGATTATCAACAATAAATTCCGGATTGAGCTTAGGCAAATTTTCAAACTTCTGCCCTAAATGCCAAGAATCGAGGCTCTGAGCATAAGTGGAACGGAACTTACCTGTAATCTGACTAGGAGCGTATCTGTATTCGGCGTATCGCTCTTGATAGCCAAAAACGCCGTCATCATCGGCAGTACCTTGGGCATAAATCTCTTTATTAAGAACAGCCTGCTCACCAAGGAACGCAAACGTAGGCCAATACATATCAAATTTAGTAGAACGTGTCCACATCCTGTTAATGCCTTGTTGATAAGTCAAATCAGCTCTGACATTAACGAGGCCTATAATCCAGCCGTGCTCGGTAAAGGACTTACTAAAACCATTGCCTCTACCATTTGTACCAACAGCAAAGGCAGAAAGGTTAGCCTGCGGGGAAACGTCAGTAGTACCGGAAGTTTGCGGAATAACATTAACGTCAATACGATTACTAGAACCGCCGAGATATTCGGGGCGTTGCAAACGAGCATCAGGAGAGATAACACCGAAGAAACTACGAATAATTTCCGTGTAGCGAGTACCACCGCGAGCGGCACGCTCATACCAACGTTGAATCTGGAAGGCCTCACGGAACTGATTAATAGTAACGGAAGTTGCGGAAGTTAAATCAGCTTTAAGACCGGAAGAGTAAAATAATGGGCCACTCCAAGAACCGGAAGAAGTGGAAGAATTGGAAGAAAATTTAATGTTGCCGTCTTTATCCATATTGCGAAGCTCAGCAGAGGTAGGTGTCCAATAAGAATTTTGGTCAGGATGTCCAGAGCCGGAACCATATAAGCCTAAAGTAGAAAACGGAGTAACACCATTATAAGCAATAGGATTATAATTAGGGTTGGTGAAAAGCATAGCACCATCAGAAACAACATTGGCAGTGCCACCAAACGGCAATTCAACGCCGGGGCCTTTTTGCGGCCAAGGCAAAGCGGATGTAAAGTAATCATGACGTTTACCACGTCTAACTAACTTATAGTTAGTATATTGGTCGGAATCCGCTTTAGTAAACGGCAAAGATTCTTGCAAGTTTTCATCCCTAAACCATTCATTATAAATAAGATTGTAAGCACGGAACGGCTCTGCTCTAACCTCTAAATTAGGTACACCGGTAGGCAAACCGAAGTAATCAGCAATGCTACCAACCTCAAAACCTGTACCTGTAGGAGATTTTATAGTAGGAAACAAATAGTCAGTAGAATCAGTAGGATTATCCTGCTGACCACACATATTCTCAAAATGGTCGAACAGCAGGCGCTCCGGCACAAAGAACCAAAACGTGTCTATGTACATATTGTCCATAATAGGACTAATCAGCGTAGCAACACGAGCAAATAACGTACAATCCATACTAAACGTATCACCGGGAAGAACCTCATCTACAAAGATTGGAACTAAATAACCGGAATCAAAAGTTGTTTTAAGACCATGGGAACGATTGAACTTAGAACGAGGAATCTGTGCAGTAGGAACTTGACTAAATAAGTGCTGAACACTATGTCTACTCATTCACGAACTCACCACCTCTAAGAAACAAGCGTAAACAGTTCCGAGCAGGCAAGCACCACATGCCGCCGTCGAAACGCATAACCACATAACTCTCATCGGACAACAAGAGAAGATGTTCCAAATAGCCACGAACACCGCCAAATACTAAAAAGCATTCTTCAGAGCACGGAACCATTCCACAGGAACGGTAGAACATATTAACATTATCATCTTTAATCATAATGCACATCCTTTTCTGCTTGTATATAGCTATCACGCCATAGCAAGGCATAGAATAAATTTACCTTGCATATATAGTATAGCATAAATTTAACATAATATACATTATCGGACGTAAAATATTATTTTGCAGTCTTTGCGGTAAAAAGGCAGCATTATAGACATGTTTATTTCCCAACTGAGGAAAATACTGAGAAAAGCGTCA